CTCCAGGGCATTGCCAATGACGTGGCACGGTACACCGTCACGTTAAGGATCCAACCCTAGGAGATGCCATGGCTCTGACTGTTCAAGAACTCGCCGCCCAGATTCTCGCCTCGGACGATCTGTCCGTTCTCAAGGTGACGGTGAAGGAGTGGAAGGACGCCAGCGGTAAGCCGCTGGTGCTCGGCATCCGTGTGATGACCGTCGAGGAGCGGGACTCCTACGAAAAGGAGTGGATCGGCAACAAGGAGCGGGGCATCGACAACTTCCGAACGAAGTACCTGGCCCGCTGCCTGTGCCACCCCGAGAGTGGCGAGCGGCTCTTCGACGAGCAGGGCATCGAGCAGCTGGCGAAGAAGTCGTCGGCCGTCGTGTCGAAGCTCTTCGAGCGGGCCATGAAGCACAACAACATGACCGAGAGCGACGTGGAGGAACTCGCAAAAAACTGAAGACCCGGCCGATGCGGAGGTTTCTTTTCCGCCTCGCCGGGCACCTAGGCATGACGGTGCGGGAGTTGTCTCGCCGCATGGACTCGCAAGAGCTCAGTGAGTGGGTGGCGTTCACCCGCTACTATTACGCTCTGCCGGATCCGTGGCAGCAGACAGGCTTGCTCACCAGTGCCGTGCTCGCACCGTACAGCGAGAAGGGAAAAGCACCGAAGGCGTCCGATTTCGTTCCTACCGAGAAGCCACCGCAGACATCAGAGGAGATGGCCCGAGAGCTCGCAAAGCTCGCCGGCATCTTTGAGCAGTAGCAGCCATGGCCAACATCCTCTCACTTGCGATGAAGGTTTCCGCCGACGCCTCTGGCGTGGTGAAGAACCTCACGCCGGCCGAGCGGGCGCTTGAGAAGCTGGGGCAGCAGGCCGACAAGACCACGGCCGTGTTCGACAAGTTCGCCAAGGACAGCCAGGCGGCGGCGACGGCTCAGGCGTCTCTCAATCAGCGGTTCGAGGAACTGTCGCAGCAACTCGCCGGCGGCCTGAACGCTGCCGAGTACGCCAAGCAGTTTGAGGCTCTGCAGCAAGAGGTGCGGCAGACTGCCGACGCCTTTGAGGAGGGTGTGCGAGTCACCAGAGAACTTCGCACAGAGCAGGAGATTCATGCCGAGCGGATAGCCAGGCTCAACGAGCTCGTGCGTGTTGGTGCGATCGGCAGCGAGACGTACGCCCGTGGCGTCGCCCAGGCGGATGCGGCCTTGGCTCGGGCCAGTAAATCCGCAGACACGCTTGCCGACGAAGTGCAGCGGGCATCAGTGCAGGGGCTCAAGTTCAACGAAATCAGTGGCATATTCGCCGCCTTGCCCGGCCCTCTTGGCAACATCGCAGGCCGGCTGTCTGGCATCTCCAGTGCCGCACAGGGATTGCAGCGGGTGTTCACCGGGGACATCTACGCCAACTTGGCTTCGCTCGGCACAGCGGCTGCGTCTGTGATCAACCCGTTCACCGCCGCCGCTGCCGCCACCGCTGCCTTTGGGGCCGCTGCCGTGGCCGTGGGAAGGAACCTGCTGACGCTTGAGGCCGAGGTAGAGCGGCTGACGCAGTTGGCCTCCCGGCTTGGCGTGTCATTCAACTTCATCCAAGTGCTGCAGGTAGCTGCGGTCAAGACGGGCACGAGCGTTGACGAGCTGGGCAGTTCGTTCAATCGTTTCCTGAAGTCGGTGAATGATGCCCGCACAGGATCAAGCGCCGCCGTGTCGGCGTTTGGCGATCTTGGCATCTCTGTCGATCAGGTGCGTTCCGCCACGCCGGAGCAGCTGTTCACGGACGTGGCCGCTGCACTGCTGCAGATTGACGATCCGGCCCGGCGTGCTGCGGTTGCTCTGCAGTTGTTCGGTAAGGCTGGGCTTGAACTTCTTCCCGTGTTTGACGAACTGGCGACCGCCAGACAGGAGCTCGAGCGGCTCGGTGCCGCCATCTCTGACAGGCAGCGAGAGCAGATTGCCCGATTCGGCGACGAGCTCGACCGGGCGTCGATCGCCGCCAAGGGCTTTGCTGATCAGTCGTCCGCAGCGTTTGCTGACAGTGCGGCGAACGTAACGCTGGCGTTCACGGAGATCACTGCATCGGTCAACAGGTTCTCTCAGGAGAATCAGACGGCGTCGCAGGCACTCGCCACGTCCATCGTCGATCTGATACCGCTGGTTGGCCAGCTGAACCTGCTTGGCAGGACGCTGCGTCTGTTTGGCGAGGAGGCGGATGGCTCTGCCGGCGGCGTGTCGCAGATCGCTGACTCGCTTGAGCAATCGCAGGCCGAGGCCGATGCGTTGCAAAAGTCTCTTGACCGCGTGCGACAGAGCGTGAGCGACGCCATCAACGAGTCGGCCGCCTTTGGACAGGCCGGGTTTGACGCCGCCTTGCAGTATCAGGAGTCGATCCGAGAACTGCAGGCACAGCTGGACGACGGGCTGATCAACGAAGAGACCTTCCGGCGTGCTGCCGCTCGTGCTGGCGATGCGTTCCGAGACGAGATCGCCCGCATTGAGAATGACGCCAAGATCGAACTGCAGATTGAGGCGGATGCCCAGGCCACCGTCGCTGGACTGCGGGCCGAGATTTCGCAGGCTATCGACGATGCGGCCCAGTTCGGCCAAACCGGTTTTGACGCAGCACTGCAGTTCCAGAACAAGCTCGAAGAACTGCGGCAGCAGTTTGAGGGCGGAGTCATCAACGAGGAGACGCTTCGCCGTGGTGTAGCCGCCGCCAACGCTGAGTACGACGCCCAGATCGGCAAGGTAAAGCAACTGCAGGACGAGCAGCGGCGACTGATTGACGCCGACCGAGCCCGCATCGACGGGCTGCTGGAGGCCAACAGTGCGACCGTGAAGCTGGAGCAGGATCTGCTTGCCGTGCAGCGTGAGCAGGCCCGGGTGTCGGAGCAACTCGCCGCCGCCCGTGCGGCCGGCAATGCCGCCGACGCTGACGTTGCTGCCGCCCGCCAGGCGGAGCTTGACCAGTTGCAAAGCAAGCTTGAAGACCAGCAGCAGGCTTTGGAGCAGGGCTTCGGCCAAGGCTTTCAGGCTGCGTTCCAAGCGGTTGATAAGAACATCGACGGGCTGATTGCCAAGTCTGAGGAGTTCGGCAAAGCCGGGTTCAACGCTGCGCTTCGTCTGCAGGAAGGCATTGCTGCCGCCCAAGAGCAGGCGTCCGCCGGCATCCTCGACAAAACGGCGTTCGACGCCGAGGTGGACCGGCAGCAAGAGCTATTCAACAACGAGATTAAGAACCTTGAGAGGATTAAAAAGAAAAAGGACGAATACGCTGCGGATGAAAAAGCCAAGCGAGACAAGGCACAGCAAGACGCCCTGCGGGCGCAGGGAGAATACCAGCGGCAGCAGCAGCAAGCCGCCGAGGCCGCGGCCAACGAGCAGCGGCGTGTTCAGGAAGAAATCTTCAAGTACCAGCAGAAGGTGCTCGAGGAGCAGCAGAAGGCCGCCGAGGCTGAGGCCAAGCGGCAGGAAGAGCGGCTCACCAAACTGAACACGCTGGGCTCGCAGACCATCACGGGCAGCGACATCCGCACCGCTGAGGGTGCCGCCCTGGTGCTGAACCTGACGGCCAACGCTCAGGATCCACGGCTCATTCAGGAGCGGCTGCAGACCAAGCTGCTCGAGCGGATCGCCACTGGCATCGGCCAGGCGGCGGCCAACTACTTCAATTCGCCCGTGGGGATCGTCGGCGGCTCGCTGACGCTAGACCCGAGGGCACAGCAGAACGTCAGGCTGTAGTCATGCCAATCCAATCGGTGACCGAACTGGCACGCTCGTCTGACTTCACGCTCGGCACGCAGCCGGTAGCGACTCGCCGCTGGGCCGTCACGCTCACGGACAACACGCTGCAGAACACGCCGCTGACCGAGACGGACATTCTCAGCAACGTCGATATGAACCTGAGCGCGTTCGGCAACGTGCATCCGACGTGGTCCGCTCTCGGCCTGCGAAAGATTGTCATCAACGAGCGGTTCAACGACTCGCCGTACCACGTCGAGGTTGTGGCCGAGTACGGAAACGTGACGGCCAACGAACTGCTGGCACCGGCGTCTCGTGCTGCCGAGTGGTCTTTCGAGTCGCAGCCCAGCCAGGTGCCCGCCCTGTACTACTACCACGGCACGGGCAACGGCGACCTGCGGCCACTGACCAACTCTGCCTACGACTACTTTGAGGGCATCACCACCGACGAGGCCATGGTGCGGGCGACGATCCGCAAAAACTTCACCGCTTTTCCATCGTCGCAGATGGCCGCCACCAACACGGTCAACGATGGCACGTACTTCGGCGGTGCGGCGTATTCGTGGAAGTGTGCGGGCGTGAACTCCACATTCACCATCGAGCTCTTCAACAACGCCACGTACTCGTACTGGGCCACGCAGATCGAGCTCATGTACCGCCAGACCGGCTGGGTGCTGCAGCTGCCCGACGTGGGCTGGAACTACCTGAGCGGCGGCCAGAAGCGGCGGGCCATGGTGTTCGACTTCGAGAACGGCGAGTGGGTGGCGTCGGCCAACCCCGTCGGCCTGGACGGCAGCGGCAACCAGACCAGCGGCCAGCCGGCTGTCCTGCAGCGCCGAGTGAATCAGGTGGCCAACTTCACCACGCTCTTCGGCACGCCGCCAGCCTGACATGGCACGCCAAAAAGGCCCACTTGACGCCGTGCAGTTCACCCGGGAATCCGCAGAGCGG